GTTCTCCCACGCTCCGTGCAGGTGTTGTTCCTGCGGCGGTGGCACTGGCAAACCATCCGACCGACAGCCGGGTCAAGCTATCCGAGGACGGCAATGTGCAGACGCTGACCTCCCGCATGGGGACGGGTGGCAACAATGTACCGCTTGTGATGAAGATCCGCTCCGGCTGCGAAGGAGGCGGCAAGGGTCCGCTCATCCAGGAGAACAAATCCGCGACTCTGTCCTGCAACAATGACCAGACGCTGTTCGAGCCTTGCGGCTGGGACGGCGGGCAGATTTCTCCGACGCTCACCAAGCAGAACGCAGATGGAAATCAGCGGATGCCGGACAAGGACAATTTCACCTGCGTCCTTCAGCCCTTCGGGATCTCCTCCAAGGACTCGAACGCCATGAAGTCCGACAATCCTCACAGCGGCATCTACAAAGCGGAAACCGCACGGACGCTTGACGGCAACGGCGGCAACCCCTCCTGCAATCAGGGCGGCATTGCCGTTGTTGCTTTCACGCAAAATCAGCGTGATGAAGTTCGTGACCTGGGCGACCGCTCCGCTGTGGTGTGCGCCAACGCAGGGACGAAACAGCAGACCTTTGTGCTGCAAGGCTCCATGATCGGTCGTGAGAACAAAAACGGTCCCCAAGGTGACGGCATCAACGATGATGTATCGTTCACCCTCAATACCGTTGACCGCCATGCCGTATACAGCATGACCACGGGCAGTTTCACGCAGGTGGCGGAAGAAAAAGCCCCGACTGTCCTTGCACGGGATTATAAAGACCCGACCGCCGTCTGCTACGGCATAGGCAGAGATACCTTCAATCAAGGGCAGAATGCCAAGTTCGCACCGACCTTTGAAGAAGAACTGCAGCCGACACTGGTGGCAAAAGGTCCGGGAGCCATCCAAAGCGGATACACCGTCCGGCGTTTGACACCCACCGAGTGCGCCAGACTTCAAGGCTTCCCGGACAACTGGTGCGCCGACCTCGGCACGGAAAAACCGACCGATGAAGAGATGTACTTCTGGCATAAGGTGTTCAAGATCTACTCCGAAGTGACCGGCTGCAAGATGAAATCCGATAAGCAGGTCGCAAAGTGGCTGAAAAATCCGTATTCCGACAGTGGGGAATATAAGATGTGGGGCAACGGCGTGGCGCTTCCGTGCGTATGGTTCGTGCTCTGCGGAATCGTGTGGGCAGAAAAAATCGAGGCAGCGGGTTGACCGCTCCTCGATCTCATCAGTTTTTCCTGGTGGGCTTCACATTGACATCCGGTCGGATGCTCCCGTTGATCTCGCCGTTCTGCTCTTCAAACTTTTTGATGTTCTCGCGAATCAGCACAAGGATGTGGCTGTTCACGGAACGGCCTTCATAATCGGCAACAAAGCCGAGTTTTTCAAGCATTTCTTCCTCTATGCGTATTGAAACGCTCTTGATAGCCATACGGTCACCTCTCCATAAACATATTGTATGTTTATTTTATGTCCATCATGTGCTACAATGTTCTAAATGGATATACGGTATATCCACAATAAATTTTGGAGGCGGCTTGAAAATGCGTGTTGCTGTAATCGGTTCAAGAGGACTTATGGTGGATGACCTCGGAAAATATCTGCCTGATAATGTAACGGAGATCGTTTCCGGCGGTGCGAGAGGTGTTGACAGCTGTGCAAGGAGCTATGCGCAGACACACGGGATCAAACTGACGGAATTTCTCCCGGAATATGAGAAGTTCCGCCGCTCCGCACCCCTCAAGCGGAATATTACGATCATCCAGAATGCAGACCTTGTATTGGCTTTCTGGGACGGAACATCCCACGGCACGAAATTCGTGATTGACAACTGTAAGAAGATGGGTGTCCCAGTCAAAATCTTTGTACCCAATCGGGAGTGCAAATGAAGCCGATGTCTTGTTCACATCGTAGAATGTAGCATTTCCGGCAGATAGGACTTGCTATTCAGCGAAATCTGAGCAATATATGTAGTACGCCAAACGAAAGGAGTGCTACTATGAAAAACGAAGCAATGAAAACTGCCGTGGATGCCTTTATACTGGAGCGCATCAATGGTTGCGGCAGCAGACCGAACGAATCATTGTCCGATGCCATCGAGCGGCTGTCCATGTGTGCCGACAAGCTGAGAAATACGCTCTCTGCCGAACAGCGCATCCTGCTGACCGATTGCGAAAATGCCTACTCTGTGACAGACGGCGAGATAATGAACTGCTATTACCGTGCCGGGTTTTCCGACGCGGTATTATTTTTGCTTGGGTGGAGGGATTCTGAATGGAACTGAGTTTTCATGTGAATGGTGCAGAGCGCAAGCGGCTGGTGCAGACCATCTCCGACTGGCTCGGTGTCCCCGCAAAGTACTGCGGTGCGCCCACATTCAACTATGAGGTGGATTACTTCACCATCGACCGAAACGGCAGCCTTTCCTTTGATGACCGTGCCGACAGCGAGGTGATTGAACGGCTCCTGGAACACATCGACGATGAGGGCTTTGATATCGACCAGAGCCACACCGATGCCGAGGACGAGCCTTGCACCGTCTGTATTTCCATGCCGAGGAGCCTGTTCACCGACGGTAATCTGGAAAACCTCAAGGCGCTCATCGCCGCCAAGGGCAGTCTTATCAAGAAAGCCCTCGGTGTGGACGATCTGCCGTTGGAGATCACGGACACGAAGGCATCCTTCCCTTGGTTCCCGGCAACTCCCACCCCGGACGAGATGAACGCCTACGACACCTTCATCTGCAAGCTGTGCGAGATGGCACGGAATCAGAAACGGATCAACGCAACGGAAAAGCCGACCGACAATGAGAAATATGCATTCCGCTGCTTTCTCCTGCGGCTCGGCTTCATCGGTGCGGAATATAAGACCGCTCGAAAAATCCTGCTGAAGAACCTGTCCGGCTCCTCGGCATTCAGGAACGGAGGTGTGCAGCATGAGATTTCCGAGTAAAGAGACTGTCGAGCGTGTTCGTAAGGAATACCCGGTCGGCACCCGTGTGGAGCTTGTTCAGATGGATGACCCACAGGCACCGCCTGTCGGCACGAGAGGCACCGTGCGTGGTGTGGACGATATCGGCAGCATCATGGTTGCCTGGGATAACGGCAGTGGGCTGAGCGTGGCTTACGGCGAGGATATCTGCCGGAGGTGCGACAATGAATGAGAAAATCCGAGAGCAGATTCTTGCCGTCCGCAAGACCGGGCGCACAAATATGTTTGATGTGCCGATGGTGCAGTACATTGCCAATGAGATGCGGTTTTGCGAACTGGTGGTATTCCTCGAAGAACACCGCAGCGAGTATGTGCATTTCATCCTCACTGGCGAATACAAACCGTTGTAAAATACACAGTTTTTACTCCGAATGATCGTGTACTATATGCCTCCGAAATGACTGGATATATCCCAGACATGACGGTAATATACACTCACAACAAAACAAACGGAGGTACACGATTATGTGGAAAGAAGGCAGCATCAGAGTTAACGGTGAGGTTTTTCACTACTGGATGAAGCAGTACGACAAAGGTTCCGAGTGGGGCATCGACGGCGGACGCATTTCCAAGCTCATGCTCAAGCGGGACGGCAAAATCGTTTGCAACTACGACAGAGGCTGGGACATTGAGCCCGCCGATAAAAACACACAGCTTGCGCTGGAGCTTCTGCTCCACAGCGAGAACTGGTAAAAAACCGAAATTTCAAAGCAACGGCTCCGAAAGGGGCTGCTGCTCGTTATACGGAAGGTCGCACCGATTTCGGTGGCGGCTATTTTTATACCCTTTGGAAAAAATGAAAAGCACCTACCATTTCTGATAGATGCTTTTCCTGCTCAAAAGCGCAGATCAGTCGAAATCATAGGGGTTGCTGTAGCACATCCAGTCAAGATCTGCGTTCAACCCAAGTTCGTCGAACAACGCTGCCTGCCGCTTTGCTTCCTGCTTACGAGTTGACCTTTTTGTCTTTTTCTCGTTTGCAATTCTGGCTTGGTAGGCTTTGTTGTTCGGATTGTGCTGATTGGCATAATCATCGAGCTGCTTTTGAGTGTGTGTCTTAGCGGACACGTCTTTTTTGATAGCCATGGCTGTTTCTCCTTTCTCCTTGACAACTGCTCCTCGGCTACGCACGGAATAGCGGACAATATGTCACCTTCTAAGCTGAACCCGGCAGATCCTTGCCGGATTATTCCTGCATTTAATCGAGTCTCAAGGGTGGAGAATGATTTTTTTCGAGAAAAATCACTGCATATATTATATGCGAAAATATTCTTAAAAGCAACAGATTACAAGAAATTGTGCGCCTTGGAGGTGAGCATTACGAGAAAACTGAAGAACTACAAGCCGACAAGGTTCATGGAGAAAACTTCCCACTATGATACGGATGCTGCGGATTACGCCGTCATGTTCATCGAGAGCCTCTGCCATACCAAGGGCACCTGGGCGAGAAAGCCCTTCGAGCTTATTGACTGGCAGGAACAGATCATTCGGGACATCTTCGGTGTCCTCAAGCCCAACGGCTATCGGCAGTTCAATACCGCCTACATCGAGATTCCGAAAAAGCAGGGCAAGTCCGAACTTGCCGCTGCGGTGGCGCTTCTGCTCACCTGCGGTGACGGAGAGGAACGAGCCGAAGTCTACGGCTGTGCTGCGGACCGTCAGCAGGCATCCATCGTTTTCAATGTGGCGGCTGACATGGTGCGGATGTGTCCGGCACTCTCCAAACGGGTCAAGATACTGGATTCCCAGAAGCGGCTCATTTATCAGCCAACGGGCAGTATCTACCAGGTGCTCTCCGCCGATGTCGGCAACAAGCACGGCTTCAACACCCACGGCGTGGTGTTCGACGAACTGCACACCCAGCCCAACCGCAAGCTCTTTGATGTCATGACCAAAGGCTCCGGCGATGCCCGTATGCAGCCGCTGTATTTCCTCATTACCACGGCCGGCAATGATACGAAGTCCATCTGTTATGAGATCCACCAGAAGGCCAAGGACATCATTGAGGGACGTAAGATCGACCACACCTTCTATCCCGTCATTTACGGTGCGGAGGAATCGGACGATTGGACGGACCCGAAGGTCTGGAAAAAGGCCAATCCGTCCCTCGGCATCACGGTCGGCATCGACAAGGTGAAGAACGCCTGCGAGTCTGCCAAGCAGAACCCCGGCGAGGAGAACTCCTTCCGGCAGCTGAGACTTAACCAGTGGATGAAACAGGCGGTGCGCTGGATGCCGATGGATAAGTGGGACAAATGCGAGTTCGCCGTCAGCGAGGACGATCTGGAAGGCCGTGTCTGTTACGGCGGTCTGGACTTGTCTTCAACAACGGACATTACGGCATTCGTTCTGGTATTCCCACCGGAAGATGAGAACGACAAATACGTCATCCTGCCGTACTTCTGGATACCGGAGGACAACCTCGACCTTCGAGTCCGGCGTGACCATGTGCCATACGATGTATGGGAGCGGCAAGGCTTTTTACAGACCACCGAGGGTAATGTTGTTCATTACGGCTACATCGAAAAGTTCATCGAAAGCCTGGGTGAGCGTTTTAATATCCGGGAGATCGCTTTTGACCGCTGGGGTGCTGTGCAGATGGTACAGAACCTTGAGGGCATGGGCTTCACGGTCGTTCCTTTCGGACAGGGCTTCAAGGATATGTCCCCGCCCACCAAGGAACTGATGAAACTGGTGCTGGAGCAGCGCATTGCCCACGGCGGGCATCCTGTCCTCCGCTGGATGATGGACAACATTTTCATCCGCACCGACCCTGCCGGAAACATCAAGCCGGACAAGGAAAAATCCACAGAGAAAATCGATGGTGCTGTGGCAACGATTATGGCACTTGACCGTGCTATCCGCTGTGGAAACGACAAGACCGAGTCTGTTTATGACAGTCGAGGGCTGCTATTTATTTAGCTTGCTTCGAGCATTGCCGATGTTGCACCTTTAGTTGCAGCTTCAATTGCATCGCATACAAACTGGCGAATTACCTGCAGGCTTTTGCCGGTATATGTATCACTTTTTAATGTTGAATCATAGTACATGATACCGTCCTCCAGCCGTTTGGTAATCAGACCAGCTTGTTCAAGGTCACAAATGTAACCATCAAATTCACCCTGACTGGCGTAACACGTATCTTTGGTGATATGCCTTCGTTGAATACACGCTTTGACGATGTGAGCACGAATTTTGTCCGCCGAGAGTTCAGGTTTCAAAGACCCTTCACAATATGGACGTCGTGCTGAATCGGGGAACACTGTGTCAGATAGTGATTCGCCTCTAATGATGCCAGGTATCAAATCACGCTCTATCCATTGTTCCACATATTTAGCTTTCGTCACGCCAACTTTTTTCATGTACTCTTTCATATTCATCATTAATTATTGCCCCTTTCTTTATGATTTAATTATAGCAAAAATGGTGTCCAATAAACTGGACAGAAGGAGGATTTATGTCAGTATTTTCAGGGCTGTTCAAATCCAGGGACAAGCCTCAAAACCGCACGGCAGGAAGTGGCTATGCCTTTTTCATGGGTGGTACTACCTCCGGCAAAACGGTGACGGAACGCTCCGCCATGCAGATGACCGCCGTGTATTCCTGTGTCCGCATCCTGTCTGAGGCTGTCGCAGGTCTGCCGCTGCACCTATACAAATACACGGACAGCGGCGGCAAGGCAATGGCGCTCGACCATCCGCTCTACCGCTTGCTTCACGATGAGCCGAACCCGGAGATGAGTTCTTTCGTGTTCCGGGAAACCCTCATGACGCACCTTCTCCTCTGGGGCAACGCTTACGCGCAAATCATCCGCAACGGTAAAAATGAAATCGTTGCTTTGTATCCGCTTATGCCCAACAAGATGTCGGTGGACAGAGATGAAAATGGGCGTCTCTACTACACCTATTACCGTGGCTCGGACGAAGCCATCAAAAACAAGGAGTTCGCCGTAACGCTTCATCCCTCGGATGTACTCCACATACCGGGACTCGGCTTTGACGGTCTGGTCGGCTACAGCCCCATCGCTATGGCAAAGAACGCTATCGGCATGGCTATTGCCTGTGAGGAGTATGGTGCAAAGTTCTTCGCCAACGGTGCTGCACCTGGCGGTGTGCTGGAACACCCCGGCACGATCAAAGACCCGCAGCGTGTGCGTGAGAGCTGGCAGTCAACCTTCGGCGGCAGCGGCAATGCCAATAAAATCGCCGTGTTGGAAGAAGGCATGAAATACACGCCCATCGGCATCTCGCCGGAGCAGGCACAGTTCCTGGAAACACGCAAATTCCAAATCAATGAAATTGCTCGAATTTTCCGAGTCCCGCCCCACATGGTCGGCGATCTGGAAAAGTCGAGCTTTTCTAATATTGAGCAGCAGTCCTTGGAGTTCGTGAAGTACACTCTTGACCCCTGGGTCATCCGCTGGGAGCAATCAATCCAGCGGTCGCTTTTATCCAAGGACGAAAAAGCTGTGTATTTTGTGAAGTTCAATCTGGAAGGTCTGCTGCGCGGCGATTACCAGAGCCGCATGAACGGGTACGCCATTGGCCGTCAGAACGGCTGGATGTCTGCAAATGACATCCGGGAACTGGAAAACCTCGACCGCATCCCGGAGGAGAACGGCGGTGACTTGTACCTCATTAACGGCAATATGCTCCCGCTGAAAAATGCGGGTGCTTTTGCAAATACACCTACCGATGACGGAAAGGAGGAAGAAACCGATGAAGAAGTTCTGGAATTGGAAGAACCAGACGGAAACGAACTCGGAGACGCAGGAACAGATACAGGAAAGAACCCTGTTTCTGAACGGGACCATCGCCGAGGAAAGCTGGTTTGACGATGATGTCACCCCGCAGCTTTTCAAAGACGAGCTGATGTCCGGCAGCGGAAACATCACTGTGTGGATCAACAGCCCTGGTGGCGACTGCGTGGCGGCGGCTCAAATCTACAATATGCTCATGGACTACAAGGGCGATGTGACCGTGAAGATCGACGGTATTGCCGCATCCGCAGCGTCCGTCATCGCTATGGCAGGCACGAAGGTGCTGGTATCTCCCGTGTCCATGCTCATGATCCACAACCCCATGACTGCGGCATTCGGCAATTCGGAGGAAATGCAGAAAGCCATCGAGATGCTCTCAAGCGTGAAGAATTCCATCATCAACGCCTATGAGATCAAGACGGGGCTGTCTCGTGCAAAACTGTCTCATCTCATGGATGCCGAAACATGGATGGACGCAAACAAGGCTGTGGAACTCGGCTTTGCGGACGAAATCATGCAAAGAAGCCTGGAATCCGAAGAGGTGCCCACGCCAGCCGTTTCCATGCTGTATTCCAAGGCGAATGTGGTGAACTCTCTCATGGAGAAGATCGCCGCAAAATGCGCCATTGACCCCAAAACCACCGTGCCGGAGCGCACGGGACGCTCTGTGGACGAACTCAGAGCCAAGCTGAACACCATCAAAAACTACATTTAATATGGAGGTATTTCAATATGACTATTGTTGAACTGCGCGAAAAGCGCGCCAAGCTGTGGGCTACGATGGAGGGCTTCCTCGACACCCACCGCGACCGAAAAGGCGTTCTGTCCACCGAGGACGATGCCGTTTATGCCAATATGGAGAAGGAGCTGAACGATCTCACCAATGAGGTCAGACGTATGGAGCGCCGCGACGCCATTGCCGCAGAGCTTGCAAAGCCCATATCCTCTCCCATCACCGAGCAGCCCCAGAAAGCGACCGGCGAAGTCAAGACCGGCAGAGCGTCGGGCGCCTACCGCGAGGACTTCGGCCTGCATCTGCGCGGCAAGCGGATGCTCCACAATGTGCTCTCCGAGGGCGTGGATGCCAACGGCGGCTATCTTGTTCCCACCGAATTTGAGAAGTTCATCGTGGATACGCTCAAGGAGGAAAATGTGATGCGCCGTCTGTGCAAGGTCATTACTACCGATAACGAGCGCAAGATCCCCGTTGCGGCGACCCATTCCACCGCTGCGTGGACGGCTGAGAACGCCGCCTACACCGAGAGCAATCCCACCTTCGCACAGAAGACCATCGATGCCTATAAGCTGACCGACCTCGTAAAGGTGAGCATTGAGCTTTTGGACGACAGTGCCTTCAATCTGGAAGAGTACATCGCCCGTGAGTTTGCCTATGCCTTCGGTGCTGCCGAGGAGCAGGCATTCTGCGTCGGCATCGGCACGGGTCAGCCCACCGGTCTGTTCACTACAAACGGCGGTACAGTCGGAGTTACCGCTGCCAGTGCTACCGCCGTCACCACCGACGAAGTGATTTCCCTTATCTATGCACTGAAAGCACCGTACCGCAAGAACGCCAAGTTCCTGATGAACGATGCTACTGTTTCCGCACTTCGTAAGCTGAAGGATTCCAACGGTCAGTATCTGTGGCAGCCCTCCCTGCAGGCGGGTCAGCCGGACAGACTGCTCGGTTACGAGATTTACACCAGCCCGTATGCTCCCACGCTGGCGGCAGGTGCGCTCTCCATTGCCTTCGGCGATTTCCAGAGCTATTGGATCGCTGACCGCACCGGCAGAACCGTTCAGCGTCTGAACGAGCTGTATTCCACCAACGGTCAGGTCGGCTTTGTTGCCACCGAGCGTGTGGACGGCAAGATCATCCTGCCGGAGGGTATCCAGCTTCTGAAGATGAAGGCGTCTTGATGAAAGGAGGCGGCGGTGATGGACGAGCTTCTTTCCAAAGTAAAAGCCAACCTTATCCTGGAACATACGGCGGATGATACCTTGCTGAAAAGCTACATCACCGCCGCTGTTTCTTACGCCGAAAGCTACCAGCACATCCCGGAGGGGTTCTATAAGGAGAATCCCATGCCAGCCACCACAGAGCAAGCCGTCATTATGCTGTCGTCCCACTTCTATGAAAGCCGGGACGGCAGCACGGGCGGCTTCTTTGCGGATAACACCGGAGCAGCACAGCAGGTGTGGAACACGGTCAATCTGCTGCTCCGCTTGGATAGGCGGTGGCAGGTATGAGTTTCGGAAAGATGAACGGCTTCGCCGACATCGTGGAAACCCGCCAAGTCAAGGACAGCGAGGGCTTCACCCATTCCGAGGATGAAGTCCTCGCTTCCATCCGTGTGTACCGGGAAGGTCGGCACGGCTCTCAGCGTTGGGCAAACCTCGCTGCGTTCAGTGAAGCGACCGACCTGTTCCGCTTTCGGTGTATTCCGGGGCTGACGGTCACTACCGACCAGTTTCTCATCTGTGACGACTGTCGCTACGACATTGTGTCCGTAGAGAATGTCAAAGGCCGTGGGATGTACATTGAGGTGCTGGCGAAAAAGGAGGTGCCGACCGTTGGCTAAGTGCGATATGAAAATGCCGGAGGATTTTCTTCTGAAGATATCCAAGCTCGGCAGCAACTTTGACAGTGTGGCGGATACCGTCCTGCAGGCCGGTGGCGAGGTGGTGCTGAAGAAGGTCAAGAGCAATCTCTCCTCCGTTATTGGCAGAGGAACAAAATATGACTCTCGCTCCACGGGCAAACTGGAAGGTGCGCTCGGCCTTTCGCCCTCCAAGCTGAACCGGGACGGCAACCACGACATCAAAGTCGGTTTTGCCGAGCCACGCTCGGACGGCGGCAGCAATGCCAAACTCGCCAACATTCTCGAATACGGCAAGCACGGTCAGCCTGCAAAGCCGTTTCTGAAGCCTGCGAAAACGGCATCCCGGCAGGAATGCATCGATGCCATGACCAAGGCGCTGGATGAGGAGGTGGAAAAGCTGTGAGCCTTCTATCCGATTTACAAACCATCGCCGAGCATTGCGGTGTTCCAGTGGAAACGGGTGTGTTCTCCGGCAAAGCCCCGGACACCTATCTGGTCATCACGCCGCTGTCGGACAGCTTCGAGCTCCACGCCGACAACGCTCCCGGCTGTGAGACACAGGAGGCACGGCTGTCCCTCTTCACAAAGGACAGTTACACCAAACTGAAAAATGACCTTGTTCGTGCCTTGCTGGGTGCGGATTTCTATATTACCGACCGCCGGTACATCGGCTTTGAGACCGAAACCGGCTATCATCACTACGCCATTGATGTGGCGCAAATCTACGAACTGGAGGAATAAGTTATGGCGACCATCGGTCTTGACAGACTGTATTACGCAAAAATCACCGAGAACGATGCCGGTGAGGAAACCTACGGTACGCCGTCCCAGCTTGCCAAAGCAATCTCCGCCGACCTTTCGGTGGAACTGGCGGAAGCGACGCTCTATGCCGACGACGGTGCTTCGGAGATCGTAAAGGAATTTAAATCCGGCACACTCTCCCTCGGCATTGACGATATCGGCTCTACGGCGGCATCCGACCTCACGGGTGCAACCATCGACAAAAACAAGGTGCTGATTTCCGCATCCGAGGACGGCGGCAACCCTGTGGCGGTGGGCTTCCGCGCCAAGAAGTCCAACGGCAAGTACAAGTATTACTGGCTGTACCGAGTGAAATTCGGTATTCCGGCGACGAACCTCGCCACCAAGGGCGACAGCATTACTTTCTCTACGCCGACCATTGAAGGCACCATTCTGCGCCGCAACAAGGCAGACGCAGGCGGCAAGCACCCGTGGAAAGCGGAGGCACTGGAGGGCGATGTGACCGCTGCGACTATCACGAACTGGTATAAGGAAGTCTATGAGCCGACCTATACCACGATACCCGAAAAACAGGGTTAACGGAGGTAACGCACAATGGATAACGAAAGAACCGCAGTCATCACCATCGGTGATGAGGAGTACACGCTGCTCCTCACGACCAAGGCTACCAAGGAGATCGCCGGGCGCTACGGCGGTCTGGAAAACCTCGGTGAGAAGCTGATGAAATCCGAGAACTTTGAAATGGCTATCGGAGAGATCGTGTGGCTTATCACGCTTCTGGCAAATCAGAGCATCCTCATTCACAACCTCAAGGATAAGGAACACCCCAAGGAGCTGCTCACCGAAGATGTGGTGGAGCTTCTGACCACGCCCCTCGACCTCGCCGGATACAAAACCGCCATTACGGAGGCGCTCTACAAGGGCACCAAGCGGAATGTGGAAAGCGAGAAAGACGCAAAAAATGCGCAAGTCGGGTAACGGTCTCCGATGCGGAGCTGTTTACCCGGCTTCTTTATTACGGCCTTGCCCACCTTCATCTCAGCCAGGATGAAGTGTGGCTGATGCCGTTCGGTCTGCTGCTGGATCTGTGGGAATGCCACAAACAGTATAACGGGCAGGCTATTCCTGCTCACGAACACTACATCGACGATATTATCCCGGACGGCATTTAAGGAGGTGACGGTACATGGCAGACAGTTTCGGACTGAAGATCGGTCTTGAGGGCGAAAAGGAATTCAAAAAAGCGCTGGCGGACATCAACCAGTCCTTCAAGGTGCTCTGCTCCGAAATGAAACTCGCCACCTCTCAGTTCGATAAAAACGATAAATCCGTGGAGGCTCTCGCCGCACGGAATAAGGTGCTGCGAAAAGAGATCGATGAGCAGACTACAAAAATCGACACCCTTCGCAAGGCTCTGCAGAATGCCGCCACCTCCTTTGGAGAGAACGACCGCCGCACCCAGAACTGGCAGATCCAACTCAACAATGCCGAAGCCGTCCTCAACGATATGAACCGTGAGCTGGACGAGAACGAGAAAGCCATCAAGGAGGGCGGCAAGGCTGCGGAGGAATCCGGCAGTAAGTTTGAAGGCTTCGGCAAGGTTCTCAAAACCGTAGGTGTGGCACTCGGTGCTGTGGCCGTTGCCGCAGGTGCCGCCGCCGTGAAGCTCGGCAAAGAGGTCATCGCCGCCTATGCAGACTATGAGCAGTTGGTCGGCGGCGTTGACACCTTGTTTAAGGACTCCTCGCAGGAGATTCAGCGGTATGCCGCCAACGCATACAAAACGGCCGGTCTTTCCGCCAACGAGTACATGGAGACGGTCACGGGCTTCTCCGCAAGCCTGATCCAGTCCCTCGGCGGCGATACCGAGAAAGCCGCAAAGTATGCGGATATGGCAATCACGGATATGTCCGATAACGCCAACAAGATGGGCACGGATATGTCCTCCATTCAGAATGCCTACCAGGGCTTTGCCAAGCAGAACTACACAATGCTCGACAACCTCAAGCTGGGCTATGGCGGCACAAAGCAGGAAATGGAGCGACTGCTTGCCGATGCGGAGAAGATATCCGGCGTCAAGTATGACATCTCCTCCTATGCAGATGTGGTGGAAGCCATCCATGTCATGCAGGAAAGCATGGACATTGCAGGCACCACCGCCAAGGAAGCGGAAGCCACCATATCCGGCTCTGTCAATGCGCTGAAATCCGCCGTGTCGAACCTCATCGTAGGCTTCGGCGATGCGGACGCTGACATGGAGCTGTTGTGCAACAACATGGTGGATGCCTTCAAGATCGTGGTGGCGAACATCACCCCGGTCATTGAGAACATCGTGGCGGCTCTGCCCACGGCGCTGGACGCTCTGCTGACGGCTGTGGGTGAACTGCTGCCCACACTGCTGGAAGCAGTCACCGAACTGTTCTCGCAGGTGCTGGAAACGCTGCTGTCCCTGCTTCCGCAGCTTATCCCGGCGGCGGTGTCCGCGCTTATGACCATCGTGAACACGCTGATTGAGAATCTGCCCCTGCTCATTGATGCGGCAGTTCAGTTGGTGTCCACGCTGGTGACAGGCATTGCGGATGCACTGCCCACGCTCATCCCGGCAACGGTGCAGGCTATCGTCACCATCGTGCAAGGGCTGGTGGACAGCCTGCCGATGCTTCTGGATGCAGCGCTGCAGCTTATCACGGGATTGGCGCAAGGGCTTCTGGACGCAATACCAGTGTTGATCGCCGCTCTGCCGGAAATCATCAACGGCATCATTACCTTTCTGCTGGACTCCATCCCGCAGATTATCGAAACAGGCATTCAGCTTCTGACCTCGCTTGTTGCCGCATTGCCGGATATCATTATGGCAATCGTGGAAGCCATTCCGAAAATCATTGACTGTATTATCAACGCGGTGCTGAATGCGATACCGCTCATTATTCAAGCGGGCATCGACCTGCTGATTTCTCTCATTCAAGCCCTGCCGCAGATCATCACCACCATCGTGCAGGCGATTCCGCAAATCATCTCCGGCATTGTCAATGCCCTGATTGGAAACATCGATAAGATCATCATGGCAGGCGTTCAGTTGTTCGTTGCCCTGATTGAAAACCTGCCCACCATCATCGTGGAGATCGTCAAGGCCGTGCCGCAGATCATTGCGGGCATCGTGAAAGCCTTCGGCTCTCTGATGTATAAGATCGTGGAGATCGGCGGCAACATCGTCAAGGGACTGTGGAGCGGCATTACCCAGCTTGCCTCGTGGCTGTGGGATAAGGTGTCCGGGTGGATCTCCTCCATCTGGGACGGCATCTGCGATTTCTTCGGTATCCATTCGCCCTCAAAGGAAATGGCATGGGTCGGTGAAATGCTGGTCAAAGGCTTGTCCGGGTCCATTGAAGATAACGGCGATGAAGCGGTCAAAGCCGCAGAAGGGATGGCAGAGGACATCAACGGCGTCATGGGCGACCTTGCTCACGATATGCAGACGGCTCTGCCCACCGACTTTGACGTGAACGGCTCGATCCGCTCTGCCGTGGACGGTGTAGTCGGAAAGGCGGCATCCGCTTTCACCATTGCCCTGAACATTACGAACTTCAACAATTACAGCAGTGAGGATATCCGTCAGCTCACCTCCGAAGTCATGGAAACGGCGAACCAGTTCGCCCAGCGGAAAGGAGTGGTATTCGCATGACCTATTTTACCTACAACGGCCGCAGTTCCGCTGAGTTCGGTCTGCATATCGAGAAGAAGGACGTGTTCTCCGCACCGGAGTACGATGCGGAGTTCATCTCCATTCCCGGCAGAAGCGGTGACATCATCAATCCGAACCGCCGCTTTGCCAACATCAAGGTGACCTACACAGTGTTCCTCGCTCGGAAGAATATAGCCGCCCTTGCCTCCGTCCTGCGTGACATCAAGGGCTGGCTTTATTCCGAGCCGGACAGATACCATGAGCTTACTGACTCCTACGATGCGGAGTATTTCCGCTACGGCGTCATCTCTGGCCATCTGGACATTGAGGAGCAGCTGAACAAGGTCGGCAGTTTCACCGTGACCTTCAACTGCAAACCTTATAAATACAGTTTTGCGGGACAGGAAACGGTGTCGGCTGACAGTTCTGAACTGACGATCACCAATCCGACTGCCTTTGAGAGCCGACCGTACATCAAACTCTATGGCAGCGGTACGGTGGCGCTGCTGATACAACCCCAAGGACGGGGCATGATGATTTCCGACTTGGACGAGTACATCGAGATCGACAGTGAATTGATGAACTGCTTCAAAGACACCATCCTCAAAAACGATAAGGTTAAGGGTACGGAGTTTCCTGTTCTCAAGCCGGGTGTTTGCACCATCAACTGTACCGGCGATGTAACGAGAATCGAGGTCATTCCAAGGTGGTGCTGTCTGTAAGGTCGTTCCTGATTGTAAGCGGTAGAAAAACTCAAAAAGACATGGGGTCTAATGCTTTTAAAAAGAACGAAAAAACGGAATTTACCTCTATTCAAACATACAAGCTCTTGACAATAAATCTCCTATATAGTATAATTTAATAAACTACTATATAGGAGCTTTTGTATGAAAACAAATGGCGGATTTCTTGTCACCAAAATAAAACAGCTTGGTGACCGGATTTTTGAGAAGATTCTCAGCGAAAAAAATATCGATGCGTTTAATGGAGCCCAGGGGCGTATTCTTTATGTGCTGTGGCAGGAGGATGGAATCTCGATCAGGTCACTCTCGGTCAAATGCGGATTAGCGATAACATCT